TGGCAAGAAGTCAGCAAGGGCATTTTGCTGTAAGCCGCCCACGCCGCAGAAGCTACCGCATCTCCGATGACTTGATTGGAATAGGAAGTAAAGGTCACAGTGCCGGAAGACCTTCCCGGTCCCGCGCCTGGTCCAGAGTTAAACAACAAGCCGGGAGTCAGCCAGCCACTTTCTTTTAATTGGTAGCTCCACATCTGTTCGTCGTGGATGTGTCCGAGCGCTTCGTTCAGGAGGGTCTTGGCGTAGGTGTCGGCAACCCCAGGAACTTCTAGGCTGAGACGACGCGCCATTGTGTTGAGGCTCATTTACGTCCTTGTAAAAAATGGCCTACAGCGCCCCCGCGCAATAGGCCACTCCGTATCGTCCAGGCAAAGACGACTTTAGTACACCCCGCAGAACCCACCGATCTGGACCGACTCGGCAGAGAGGTCAACGCCGTTCGCAACTTCGGTTCCGCTCGACTCTGTGTACCAGTGCAGGTTCCACAAAGCCCTTGGCCCCACTCCGGTAGGAACGCCCCTAACGATGTAAGTGCCGCTGACTGACACCGCAGAGAACACCACGTCCACGTAGCGCCCGAAACCGAGAGCATTGGTCAACAGAGGATCGCCGCTGGTTGCAAACGTCGCAGTATTGACGTAAGGCTTGGGGCCGGTGACGTTGAGGCAGAAAATCTCCCTCTTGCCAACTTTGTCCGGGTAGCCCTTGAGCATGTTTGGCAGCATCGTTCCCCCTACTGGAGTTTCTCTATGGTCACGTACATGTCGTATGTCGTCCCGGATACCAAATTGCGTGTATCGAACGTGACCGCTTGTCCAGATTGAATTTCAGCCGTGCAAGTTTGTCCCTGTGGTCCATACGCAGGATCAGACCAGCAGTAATTAGCAGGCGCCCCACCTTGAAGAGTGAATTGGGACCCGTACTTAATTTCACCGATGATGTCGGCGTTGGTCACCCCTGTTGCGTTGCCAGCAATATTGATTCGATACAGCCCTGTGGCTGACGTAGTGAATACCGTACTACTGCCGATGGTCGCGGTCTGCCCTAGCCAGGAATTAGAGTACACAATCGAGGGTAGGGTAACCGTGCACTGGGCATATAGGCGTATGCACGTCGCGACAATCAATGTACCGAGGACGAGACTTGCCAGTATTTTTCTCATCCCTGCACCGTTGGTAAATTCAAGAGAGTACGGAATAAGCCGTTAGCTTTTGGTAAATCTATAGCCTTCCCGATGATATTCGCCTCTAGTGCGTATGTTAAGGCAGTGCTTTGAGTGGGGTCATCCACCAGTCCACTCGTGCCGCCAATAATCAGATCCCCAATCGCTGGGGCCGCGGCCGTTAAGCTAGCCTTACCGAGGACGTTCGCCACTCCGAGCTCCTGTACGAAGCCGAAGTTCCCAGGGGTGATGGAGTTCAGGAAGACCACTGGTCGAACAACTCCGCCGATGGATTGATCCCAACTGGTGACAATGTTCATCGGAGGATTCTTGGTTCCAAGTGGATTCACTCCGACCACGGCCAAGCTTGGCATCAGGCCGATAGTTCCAGTCTTGACGTTCGAGGCAGTCGCGCCAGAATCAACCTGCACTCTGCGATACCGTCCGGAATACAGAATGCCGTTGGTCTTGTATGAGGCGTTGTTGGCTTCTTCGTTGGTGAGGTCGAAGTAATCGCCTTGGTTTAATCCGCCAGCGTTTACTGGCGCACCTGTGCGGAGATCGGTCATGCCTGAGGCCGACGTGTCGTTGCAAGCGTTAATCGCAAGCCAAGTAGGTAGAATCGGTTGAAACGGCATCGTCAGTCTCCTTGTTTACGCTGAGAATCCCAGTGCCACGGCGCAGTGCCTCGGCATCACGTTATACAAATTTGTTCCAAGTCTCTCGAACAGTGCGTCCATCGAGACGTTGTTCGGCATCGGAGACTTCCTGAGTCCAAAGTTCCAACCCTTCTTATTGGTTGGACGGATCTTGAAACTTCCAGTCTCCAGGAAGTAGAGAACCTCGCCGACCGTGCAAGTCGCGTTTGATGGGAAGTTGCTTCCAGTCGGAGAAGTGGCGACGTTCGCGCCGGCCGCGTTGGTGTACTGCGGAGTGGTAATGGTTCCGGTCACGCTGTTCGAGCCAGCACCGTCCACGAGATTATTGTTGCCAGCCTTGCCTCCGCCTTGTCCTAAAGAGAGGAAGTCTTGCGAGAGAGCGGAAGGTGCCAACGGGTCAGCGTAAATCTCCATCCCATTGAATGTCACCGCCTCGTATGCGATGTCAAACTTCTTCATATCGGTATTTCTGCGCTGCGCGTCGAGCGCGTTCACAATCGCAGTAAATCCGAAGACGTTGGTGATGCCAAGGTCGGGATGACCTCCGGTGACAACGCACTGCGCCCACAGGCGAGTCAATGCGTTCACGTCAATCTGGCCGGTTCCGTTGGTCGCCAGTGAAGTCGTTGAGGCACCGGCTGCGGTTTGGCCTAACCACAGAGGAGTCGAGTTCAATGCTGGTCCGATAACTCCGCCGCGGGTGTTTCCTCCATAGGTCGCGTAGATGTTTCCGAAGGGCGACGGGTCTACACCATTATTCAGCGCTTCGTCTAGGCCATTCGAGTTCAGAATGCGGTTATCGGAGATGTTGGTTCCTGAGGCCTGCCCATGCCGGAAGGAATCCATTTCGAGCATGGTGTTAATCATGAGAGTCATTGTCTCGATCATGATTTGGTACTGATCGGCAATGAGTGACGGTCCGGAATTGATTACCCCTCCGGTTCCTGAGCCATCATCCAACTCCCAATCGTCAATCGGAACCCACGAGACGTAAGCCTTAGGCTGGAACTTCATGCCCGTGTTCTGCTGTTGGCGAGTCACGGTTACCGTCGAACCAGGGGAGACAGCCTGCCCTTGCGGACGCCCGTAGATGAATCCCTCAAACATTCCCGAGCCACCTAGGAATGGGTCAAGTACGCCGGCCTTCTTGAGTTTCTGCTGGAAGGGGGTGCCGACAAATAAGTTGTCGAAGACTACGTTCTTACGCACCGACTCAAGATTGGTCGCGTCAATTTCGTTGTAGAGCGGGTCCGTCAGGAAGCAGAAATTCATCAGCCACAGACGCTTGACGAACAGCATTATCATCTTGGTCAGCATTGAGTTTTCTCCTAGCTACTGCACTGTTTCGTTTTGCGCGAGCTCTTTGTGAATCTGCTGCCTGGTAACTTCCCGCCGCTGTTCTGGCGTCATGGTCATAGTGTCCGGCCGCTCACCCTTCTTGACTGCAGCCTGCACTGAGGCGAAGCGCGAGACTTCCGCTTGCCGAAGGTTCGGATTGTTTCCAGTCTTTTCCGCCCACTCTTTTTCTTTGGCGGATACCGCCGTGGCGACGGCTGCATCAATCTCTTTCTTTTTTTCCTCTGCCTTGATTGCCGCTTCTTTTTCTGCGAAGCCGTACTTCTTGGCAGCATAAGCAATCGGATCCATGCGCTGTGAGGTGGCTTCAGTAATGAGCGAGGAAGGCGAGTCCGGCATGGGCTTGCCGTAAAGCGACTGATACTTCCAAGAGAGGTCTGCAATGGAAATGATGGCCGCGCCAGCTTCTTTGCGGAGGTCTTGCACGAAAGTCGGAGAACCGGGGACGCTGCCGGGAGCGCCGGCTACAAACTTACCATCTGCGGTACGCGCGGGCTGCGCTGCGGGAGCGAGGATATCAGGCACCTGGAATCCGCCTTCTTTTGCGCTCTTGAGTGCCGCATCGTAGGCGGCGATCTTGGCGTCGTAACTGGTTTTTTCATTCGCCCAGTTATTCAACGCGGGAGCGATTTCCTTGTCGTACATTTCCGCCTGTGCGCGTTTGGCGAGTTCCGCTTGTTCAAGCGTCTGATTGGCGGTAGATACTAGTGTGGTCACACCGGTCAAAACTTTGGGGTCGAGAGCTTTGATCTGCTCGTCTGTCATGCCTGTTTCGCGGAGAACTTCTTCGACTGTTTTAGCCATGGTTTACTCCTAATAGGGGGGCGTGGCTCCGGTCGGTTGAGGTTGCGGTTGAGTGACCATCGCAGTTTGCGCTTCCTGAATCCCCTGTGCGGCCTTCTGTAGTCCAGCCGAGAGAATGGGGTTCTGCTGCGCAAGTGCCTTGCAAGCCTGATAAAGCTTGGCGAGCATCATTTGCTCAGGACTAGCGGGAGCTTGCGATGGAGGAGCTCCACCGGAGGCATCTCCACCTGGAGCGCCTCCGGCTTGCCCTGGATCTGGTTGTGCGGGAGAGGCCACGTTCTACCGTTTACCTCGTCCGCGCTTTCCATGACGGCGTTTGCGACCGCCCTTGCGGTGCTTTTTCCCGCCGCCCATGATCTTCGTGTGCTTTTTGCCTCTTGCCATATTTCCTCCTAAAAAAGTAACGGCTCACGCCGTTTCTTGCGTGAGCCGCTAGCAGTCCGGGGAGGCGCTAGGCGAATCTCGATGACGCTCAATCTGTACACTGTTGCCAGCACCAAAGTCAAACAAATAATTTAGACGCCCAAAATCTGACGGAGTTTTTCGCGTGCGCCTTCCTTGGCTTTTGTCTTTTCTACCAGCGCAACTTTCTGTACTCCGCCTTGTGAAAGATGGAAGACAAGCTGGCCTGTAACCTTACGCTGGCGCAGCCACGCGACTACTTTATCGACTGGCAATTTCGGGTCAACCGTAGTTTCGGTCACGAGAAAATCAGAGTTCACTTTGACCATATCCTCGTCTTCCATGATCTCTCCTAGCTAGTCTTTATGCCAGTTCGAGGCTCCCCGCCTGCTCCACCTTTTTGAAACTGTTTTGGCGACTTCTTATTCGAGTTCGGCCTACCTCCGCCCTTGCCTTGTCCTTCGCCACCTTCCCCGCCGAGGCCCATCTGCTGCATTGCGAGTGCGAGTTTCGCCTTGAACTCAAGTTCCTGAACTGTCTCCGCCATCCAGCGCTCACGTACCGTATTGCCTTTCACGTCGCCGTAATTCTCAATTCCCAACTTCGGGAGAATGTCGCACCAGCCGATCGGCGCACCCTGCTTCTTGAGCGTCATCAGTTTTAACTGCTCGTCTCGCTGAGTGATCCTCAAGAGCGTGCTGGGGACAGAGATGAGGCGAATGTTCTTTCCGAGTCTGCGAATGCGTTCAATCTGCGCGTACTGCGAAGGACTACTGGGAACCTGTCCGTTGACGTACTCATCCGGCATGTGGCTAGGCACGAGAGACGCGGGATCGAAGTCGAACACTTCCTGAGTCACGTTGTCAGGCCCGATGTATTCGATTACCCGCTTAGTGTCAAACCATTGCGGGATCATAAATTTCAACATGTAGGCGACTTTGGCATTAGCCGCCTCCATGCCAGCAGCAATCCCTTTGGCGATAGGTCCAATCGGTTCAAGTGCCTTGTCCAAGGAATCCCCGGAAAGGTTCATCTTGAGGTTCGCCAGATTGCCGAGATCGTTAATTCCGAGTTGCTCTTTCCGCATCGCGGCGAGCATCTCTAGGAACTTGAAATGTTCCGCTTTGACTTGCACGGTTTCAGGGAGAAGTGACTGAAAAACCTTGCTAGGCTCTCCGTCCATGCCAGCGCGGACGTTTTGCTCAAAGATGTCGAAGTTTTCAATCTTGGGACCGCCTGTAGATGTGCGGTCGTAGCCCATCGGCGGATTCAATGTCGTGGTGATGACCTGATCTACTTGTCGCTCTATTTTCCTCTTAGTCGTCTCGATGGAACCTACGTCTCCGACAAGCGAGCGCCCCATGCCTTCCCAGGCCCAGTCGTCCACATCGTACTGAACTTCCGGCATACATCCGTGCTGGTCAAATTGTGGCCCGTCGTACATCGGAGTAGTCATGCCGCGAGAGGAGATTATTTCCCGCAGGAACGGATAAATTCGGCAATTCTCCGCAACTGCCTTACGCATGAAAGGTTGTCCGCCGCGGATACCGCCGAAGATGTCTTGTCCGATATAAGGGACTTTGTAAAACCAACTTGTACCGGGATCGCCCATCGGCATCTCGGCGCCTGAGGTGTTGAGTGAGATGTCCCTAATAAACGAGAATCGGATTTCACAGTACAAGTCGCCAAAGTTTCTACTTGGCTGGTCACCGTAGTGCAAGAGTTCTGCCGAGTCTGCGCGTCTCGCTGCTACCCGAGAGTCGTAACTGATTGCGCTCATCGGCACAAGACTGGACTGGAATAGAGGAAACCGTCCGTGTGCCTCCGCGATCGGCATGTACACGTAGATCGTGGTCATGTAGGCGTCTTGCACATCATTAGTCAGTGGAGGAATCTGTACTGGAACTACGTCAAGAGGCCCGAGTGCGCGGAAGTTAATCCGCCGCTCTCCGTATCCGTAATTATCCGCACTGCAGTTCGGCCAAAGATACCCGCGTCCCATTACGGTTGAGAACTGCAGAGCCTTGCGAATTGATCTAGGAAAGGCGGATTCAAGGTAGACGCCCTTAGCGACTTTGTTAATCATCTCCGCGAAGGGTTTGAACTGTGGCGCGTCGGAACTGTAGGTGCCAATCTCTCTGACTTCTGAGATTGTCTCCACAAATTTCCTGATGTCGTACTTGAGGCCGTTGGAAACGAGCGTGGATTTGGTCTTGTCGCGGAAGATAGCATTAAAGATTTTTAAGTTCTGCGGGAGGTCTTTGTACGCCTGCTGGCCTTCAAGCCACGCCTCGCCTTCTTGGATCTGTTCCTCAATCCACCCCATCCGTTCTTCGGGTGACGCAGTGAACGGAGGAGCTTGCCACGAGGTTGTCTTAGTCTCTCGATGACGGTTTACTATTACGGTTCCCATCAGTGTCCAGCCTCAAACCCTTCTACGTGCATGTACGTCTCAACGTATTCCTTGCGGCGTTGTTCCCGCTTCTTCTCAAGGTTCTCTATGCTCCGCGCAAGAAAGATTCTGTTGGCTGGGTCGGTAGCAGTCTGCAGAGCCTTGCGGAGTTCTGCAATGCCATGTGCTCTGATAGGTTCCTCAAAGTTGTACCGTTCCTCGTCCGTCATCTCCCGAATACGTTTTTCTTGTGCGCGAAGACGGGCTGACCATTTATCAACTTCATGAGCATGAACGCATTCGATGCGCTCATAACCGGAGGGAGCGGGAGCGATAGGCGAGGCGGGAAGGAGGATGTGGTCGAGCTTCTTGCTAAACCAAAAGACGACCGGTTTCGCCATCTGCGCGTTGCGCCTATACTGCGGTGGAACCCAAAGTGTCATAGCAAGAGAGTGGCGAGCGACTGTTTTAGAAACTACCGTGTCTAGTCAACGTCAACAAGTCGTCGCGTACTTCCGTATCTGTTCCCGGCCAGTGAATCAACTCCGCTTTCTCGATCGTGTAGATTCCGATGCGCTTAAGTTGTCGTACAAACTCTCGCGCTACGCAATCTGGACACGAGGAACTACCGCAATACTGCTGGACATTTCCTCCGTCTTTGATTTGACGTTGGCAGCCATGTCCACCTACCGCTGTTACTTCCA